TTATAAATCCAGCACAGAAAGCACAGTTAAGAAAAACTTTAAAAGATGATTTGAAATATTCTGAAGGATTTACAAGAACAGGATATATAGGTAGTGTTAATAACATTCCTGTTTATACTTCTAATGCAGTACCAGCAGATACAGCTTTTATTGCAAATCCTGAAGCAGTAACAGTATTCACAAAGAAAGAAGTAGAAATAGAACAAGAAAGAGATGCAAACTTGAGAAAGACAAGCATATATAACAGAATGGTTAATGTAGTAGCTTTAACAGATAATTCAAAAGCTGTTAAATTAACTAAAGCATTAGCATAAATAATTTAGGGTGGGGAAACCTACCCTATTTTTTAATAAATAAGAGAGGTGAATAAAATGACACCAACAGAAAATATTCAAACGCTTACTGGATTTACAGATACAGCTAAAATTGATGTGCTTATAACATTAACTCAACAAGAAATAATCAATTATACCAAAAGAGAGTATGACCCTTTAGTGGAAATGGTGATATTCAAAATAAATAGGTTAAATAACGAATCCACGAAGTCATTAACTTATAATGATAATGGAATTTCTCAAAGTTTCCTAACAGACTATCCAGATTATATATTGCGACAACTTAACGAGTTAAAGAAAAAGGTGCGATTACTATGATTGGACACCAAATATTAGAAAATAAACTAATTAATCAATATAACAAAATGTATGATATATTCGCACAGAATAACGCTTTAAAACTCAATTTAAGCGAAGATAATATCATCAATGGAATAATACAAGATGTTAAATCAGATAACGTAAATAGCACTTATAAAAAGGAAATAATAACACCTTATAACACATTAAAGACTGGTGATTATATAACTCATACTTCTAATGGAAAAAGCGTTAATTATATAGTAGAGTCTGAAATTGATAGAGAAATCGGTGCAGATAAAGCATATTTATTGGAATGTCCATTTAGCATAAATATATTCGATTATGATTATACA